GATAATGTCGCAAATCTAATTAGATTCACTAGTAGCTGAATTATTAGTCAATTGATATGACTAATATAGGAATTACAACAGATTTTTCTATAACATATCCTAATAGTTATAGCTGACTACTTTTCTACTCAATTTTTTAAGTAATTTGAGGATTACCTGTACATTTCCTCTACCTAGTCTTTCAACTAGGATTAGACTATATCTTAAGCAAATTCATACGAATTCACCCACTACCATTTAGTCGTTGAACTGAGGCCAATTTACAAATTAACATTTATAAATATTTAGATAAATTTAGATAAATATACCCTTAGGCTTTGGCTGCTGATTGCCCAATCCATTTAGATTTTCACTACAGTTCTAAATCATTTAATTTAAAACAGGTAATTTCATAGAAATTACTACCCAAGTTTAATCTTGGCCAAATAAAAGTTTCCTCTTATTCTTAGTACTAAAGGCTCTAAGGGGTTTTCAGCAATTTGATAGTGTCGCAAAAAAAGTTTGACCTTTTTTCACTAGTAGCTGTACATAATTAATCGAAATGGGTGATGGCGGTGATTAATTAAGGAGTACTAACTGTATTTATTATAACATATCCTTTTAGTTATAACAGGCTACTTTTCTACCCTACAGGTTTTTTAAGGTAAATATCTTGAGCGCCATAAGCGACTAATTGCATAAGTCCACCACCCATATTTTGTTTTTATAATATTCAAAAATAAAAAAAATTTCCGTAATTAACTTATTAATTATACATTTAATTGCAATTACACACGTGTTTCATCACATTCTTATATATACATATTCGCATTCTTATATATATTGAACATAACATACAATACATATAATACAAAATTAAAGAATTCTACGAATCTAATAGCTAGTTTTCTAGCTTGTTATTCTTAGTGCAGGAACTGGTGTTATCCTTAGTGCCGGTATTGCTTCTGATTCTGGTGCTAGTGTTGTCCTTAGTGCCGGTATTGATGGTTGTTCTGGTGCTAATGTTGTAACAGATTTTGTCTGTGTAAAATAAAATCCAGCTCCAGCTAACCCAGATAATAAAATACAACATATACAACTAACGATGATAATAATCTCTATATCCATATATAATAATATAATATTTTTTTACAAATTTATGTATCTCGAAATTTCCACTTTACCGCTGTCTGTCGTAGCATCTCAAAAAAATATATGTAATATTTTTTCCCTAGATTTTTCTATATATAAATTTAAATTATTTACCATGTAACTTTCCAAGTAGACCAATTATCAGCATTTTCTCCTCTTACTCCAACACCCATATCTTGGAAACTCTTTAACCTTCCCCAATTTTTGTTAATCAAATTAACTTCTTTATCTTTTGTAACGATATCAGCTACATCAACACAAATACTACCATCAGAATTACATAAACCTTTTCCAGGTGCTGTTCGTAGTTGATTCGAAAATTCTGTTACTCCTCTGATAAAATTTTTGTCATTGTCATTAAAATGTGTCCAACTTCCATTGTTATTCGCAATATTCAATCCCTTCTTATCCCAAGCAGCATCAAGCTCATTACCTACGTGTAGAGATGTTATTACTGCAGTTTGAGGTACTCTTATCCTTCCGCCCACAGCCTGTAATCTTAAGCTTCCGTCATCATTTCTTATAGTAAATGTTTTTTTCCCACCATCATCTTCTCTTGTATCACCATTTTTAAATAAAACTCCTTTACTACCTATTTTCATTTCTGTATAACTTGCTTGATCAGGATTATTGGCATAAACATGTTTAAAACTTGCACTATCATTTCCGAGTACTTTAAAACATCCAGTATTAGCTTTATTACAAATGTTATCTGTATAAACAGCATTAGTTGCTGTAAAATTTTTAGAATTTACATTCTCACTTGCTGATAAATTAGTTCCGATGAAATTTGGACTATGGGTGTCATTCGCGAAATATGTCACTCCTCTGATCCAATTTTCGCTCTTCCCTTGTGCATTAAAATGCGTCCAACTTCCATTATCATTTTTGATATGCAATCCTTTATTCCAATTTGCATCCAAATCTCCACCTATCCATATACGTCCATTTGTTGAAAAATTCTTAGCGTTAACATTTTCAGTTGCTGTAAAATTCTTAGCGTTTACATTTTCAGTTGCTGTAAAATTCTTAGCGTTTACATCTCCAGTTGCTATAATATCTCCAGTTGCTGTTATTTTCGCAGTTGCTAAAGTTTTATTATCTGGTACGTTACACGTAGTTGCTGTACTACCATCAGCGCACCAAACTGTTCTATTCTCAAGTGCAGTTTTTACAGCATTGGCATCTCCAAGATTACCAGGATCTCCCTTTATTCTAGCTTTATAAGTGGCATTTGATGTTAACAAATTAGCTATGTCAGTTTTAAATGCATCTCTTCCTACTATATCAGCTCCTATTAGCGATTTTGTAGTGGCATTATTTACAATACTGCCACCTACACTTGAAGCTAACGTGGGATTAACTGCTATTTTACTGGATAATCCAGTTAGAAAATCATTGTTAGTAGATAAATTAGTTGATATAGTATCCATATCACTACTTTGAAATGCGACACTTCCAGGATCTCCTTTTTCTCCTTTTGGTCCTAGCGGTCCTTGTGGTCCTTGTAGCCCTATAGGTCCAGTGTCACCTTTCTCACCTTTTAGCCCTTGTGGTCCTTGTAAACCAGTATCACCTTTTGGTCCTTGTGGTCCAAGTGGTCCAATTGGCCCTCTTTCTCCTTGTGGTCCTTCTGGTCCTTCTGGTCCTTGTGGACCTTCTATTCCTGATTGTCCTTGACCCATTTTTTTATATATAATACTTTTATAAAAAAAATATACAGAATTACTAAATTATAAAAATAACTAAATTCTAAGAATACACTATTACTAAATTCTAAGAATACACGATTACTAAATTATAAAAATAACTAAATTATAAAAAATCAAGATTACAAGTCTTTTCTAAATAGCCAATCAAAAAAACCACGTTTTATACTCTGTTTCATTAGTAAAGAACTAGATTTATTAATTTTTTCCCACGAAGATTCGCAATCATTGTTCGTCAATGGATTTTTCACTATATCTTTTTTCATAGTTTCATTTTTAATATACATATTCTCTCTACAATTTATAATATCTTTTATTTTATCTTTATCTACACAATCTACTATCGCGTCTAATTCGGTATCTTGTAAATATCGTTTTACGTCGCTTATGTCACAACGATCATTGTAATTTATACACAAGATTTTATACAAAATATCTTTGAAACCATCTTTTAAAACCATTCTTCTATTGATCTTTTTATTAAATATTTCCTGAATATTATCCAAACTATAAAAACGTTCTAAATCACAAATACTCTTTATATTCGAAAATGGTAACAAATTAAACATCAATTCGTATATACATATTCCTAAACTCCAAACATCTGTTCGTTTATCATATAAGAACTTGTAACGTTTTTTTTTCATCAAATTTATTTTATCCACCACGTAACTTGTAATATTTTCCATTTCATTCATATTCTGTATTATTTCCGGAGACATATAATATGGTGTACCACATAATTTGTAATATTTTCTATGCAAAATATTCGTTTTATCAAATCGAGGTTCGTTAGATAAATCATAACAAGCAAAACCAAAATCTGAAATTTTAAAATCAATTTTATTACCATCATCTTTTATTAAAATATTATGTAATTTTATATCACGGTGTATAATATTTTTACTATGGATATAATCCAAACCATCAACTGTTTGTTTTAAAAACTCGTAGAAAAAAGAATTAGTAAACCCACCACATTCATTTTTATATTTGTCACCTCCGTTTCCTTTTAAGAAATCATACACGTCACCACCATTACAATATTCCATCCTTAAATAATATATTCCATCGCGTTTTGTATATCCATAAAATTTAATAATATTTGGATGTTCCATATTAGATAAAATTTCAATCTCACTGTCTATTAATTCTTCTAAACGTTTGAAATAATACTCTTGTTCTGTGTTTATTAATTCATCACCGTTAGTATATGGTGTTATATTTACATCAATGTTTTTCTTATCTTTATTAACACGTCTAATTGTACTACCTGAACTTTTTGAAATATAACTTTTCACTAAATTGTTTATGTTTATTTCCTTTATTATAAACATTTCATCCTCATCTGTTATTAAAGGACTCTCATATTTGCATAAATACACATTTGAAAAAGACCCCTTGCCTATATGACGAATTACTTCATAATCTTCAATAAAACTCATTCTAATATTACATATGAAAATAAATTCAAAATACATCTTTATTTGTGTAATAATCTGTATTTTAATTATCTACACGTTCCGTTTATTTTATATATTGTATATATTTTACACATTCTGTCTATTTATTTTATTGTATAATATTATAAACAAAGCACGATAATGAGTTTAAATCCGATATACTATTACGATTACCTATTTGAGTTTTACACAAATGATATAACAGATCTTGATAAATTTAATACAATTTACGATCAATGTACATTGGAAGATCCAACTGGAAATAGAAAGGCGATAATTTATAACAAATATTTAGAAATTTTACAAATCTTATCAAGAACACCCGGGATTCATATATGTTCATCATTTGTTAATTATAACAATAAACGATACAAAGTAACTGTTCACAATATGTCTTGGTCCGGAAACACATAAATTTATTTACCTTATATTTACACAATTTATTTATTCTTTTTATTTTGTACATTTTGATTATTTTATTTTATTGTACAATGATATAAACAATATAAACAAAATGAGTTTGAATACACCATTTGATTACGATTACATATTTGAGTTTTACACAAATGATATAACGGACCTTGATAAATTTAATACAATTTACGATCAATGTACATTGGAAGATCCATCTGGAAATAGAAAGGCGATAATTTATGACAAATGTTTACAAATCTCACAAATTTTATCAATCACACCTGGAATTCATATTTTCGCATCATTTGTTAATTATAACAATAAACAATACAAAGTAATCGTTCACAATATGGGTTGGGGTGGTGCCACGTATATACCAACTTAATACAACATATATATTAACTTATTAAATCCAAAATTTGTCATTGTCAATTTCTTGTTTTTCACAAAAGTAACTGGAACAAGAATTATATCCCATATCTATTAATGATTGTACATCACTTTTGGATAAATTAAAATTTAATGCATTTGTTATCTGATATGCATTTATACCAATGGTATGTTCAGTATATTTGTCAAACGAAGATGCTTGTTTTTCTTTGTTTATTAAAAAACAATTTATAATATTAAGGAGATAACTATCAAATGAATCAATCAAATTATCTTTACACATTTCTCTTTTTGATAATAATTTACAACCAAGTGTAGTACTTAAATTATTTTCATATATTTCTATCGGATAATTATTTATAATAGATCCATCAACATAATACGTATTATTATAATACTGTGAAGAAAAAACAAGAGGAATACATGTAGACATCCTAATTGCTTTTAAAACTTTTAAATTAGGTGTATTTACATAATCAAAAATAACCATACTATAAGTATTTATATCAGCTGCTACAACGCGGAAATTTATTCGCGTTTTTATCCATAATTCTCTCATAGTTGTATCTTTGGAAAAACCCTTTTTTACCAACAATTCAGTTAACCAATCAATTATTTTATTTCCATTGTCCAACCCATATTTTGATATAAAATTACTTATTTTAAATTTTTGTAAATTTAGAAAATCTACATCTATAACTTCTTTATATAACTCATCATAAGTATAACCTATCGTATATAGCAAACCAAATAAACTACCGATTGACACACCACATAATTCTTTTATATCAAATATTACTTTATCACTCCTTAATAATTCCTCAAAATACTTTACAACACCAATATACGCAATACCCTTCATTCCACCACCACTAAATAACAACGTATCTATTCGTTTCTTCATACTATAATATAGATTTATATTACACTAATATAAATTATTCATATAATAAACAATTTAACAATATAATACTCCATTTATATTAATTATTTTATATATATTATAATTATAATATATATATGGATAATAAAATTGTAGTTTTTACTAAACCTGGCTGCCCTTACTGCAAAAATGCTAAAGAATTTTTAGATAATTTTAATTTACCATTCACTGAAATTACACTTAATCCTTCAGATATACATTACGAACATAAAAGAGATAGACTATTTAATTATTACCAACACAGAAGTTACCCTATTATTGTTATAAATAACAGACTCGTTGGCGGTTACACTGATTTATTAAGGGCATATGATACACTTAAATTACATAAGATTTGTCAAGATATAGGATTATATTTACCTTTTGATTTTTGATTCCCATAAACAATTATTTACAAATCGTCTTTTAATATTTGTTTTATACAATATTTCTTTTGTGAAAAATCATCGTCATTCATATAAATAGTCAAGTAATAGTCTAATATATCAACATCGTTTTGTTTATACGTATACATAAAATAATGTAAAAAATAATTTACACATATTGGATTATTAAAATAAAAACAAAATTTACGAAATTCATTAGTTGTATCAAATACTACAAGGTCATTTTCATCTGTTATACAAGCAAATACAATTTCATTTTTATGCAAAATAATATCCTTTTTATTTTTGTTAAATTTAACTAAATCATTATACAAACCACGATTTGTACGTGATACAAACGTCATCGTATATTCCTTTTCATCTTGAATAATCTTGTATTCAGTATAAATATGTTCGTTTATAGTTTCACAAAAAATTTTCTCAACACTATCTTGAATAGGATTAAATAATACACCACTTATATACGTTTTTAATTTGTACACATTAAAACATAACCAAATAACATTTAATAAGATAAATCTTCTATACACATATATTAATGAAAATATTAAACTAAAAATACACACATAAAACATCTTATTTAAAAACTATATTATTATAATTTTAAATGGATTTCTTTCAATTTTTACAAAAGTCAAAACAATCAACTAACTCCAACTCCGAAAGCGATACCAAAAACGATAACGACACCAAAAACGACACCAAGGAAAACGTGTATAAAAAATCATCAAAGAAACATATCAACAAAAATGAAATTACAAATGAAATTACAAATGAAATTACAAATGAAATTACAAATGAAATTACAAATGAAATTACAAATGGAATTAATGAAATTACAAATGAAATTACAAATGAAATTACAAATGGAATTAATGAAATTACAAATGAAATTACAAATGGAATTAATGAAACTGGTCATGTATTATATAAAAATGTTAAAAAAGGAAATATGGTTAGAATTATATATAACGAAAACAGTATTTTAAATTTGTACAAAGGATATATTGGCGAGATAAGAGATTATAAGAAGGAACAGGATTTTGCTATTGTATTTCTGCACGGAATAAATAGTCAGACATTTATCAAATGTCCATTGCAACATTTTATCCTATTATAATAGGTCATCATATGTGATTAGTGTAGTGTTGGTAATTAAATTTTTAAGAGTTTCATTTACCTTTCGCATTTGTTCTAACTTTGATGTTTTCTTTTCTGATTGTATTTGATTTTTTCTTATAGAATATGTAAATTTATTAACAGAGTATAGAGATTTCTTTACACTAGGATTTTTATTTAATAAAGTTATAAATACACAATCTTTAAATGATTCACTATTTGCTATATATCCATTTGACAAATAAATAAACCATACATCATATGTGGACTTTAATTTTAATTTTTTAAACATTGTATTGAAAATTAATAAACCACGTTTAATAGTATTTGTTCCACATTGATTTTCCGGATCGTTTTTTAGATCGTATTCGTATCTTGTGATTTTATTTACATTATAATCTTTTTCATATACTTTTACATTCAAATCAATA